CGAGCGGGGCAATCGTGCTCCGCTCGCCACCTTCACCGAGTTAAAAGGAGTTTGATCATGGCTGAAACCGGCACCAAAGCAGTCGCACTGATCGACGACGTGCGCCGCGATCTCGTCAAGATGCGCCCGCAATTCGAGAACGCGTTGCCGGCGCACATTCCGGTCGAACGCTTCGAGCGCGTCGTGATGACGGCACTGCAGAACAATCCGAAGCTGCTGGCCTGTCGCAGGCAATCGCTGTTCAACGCATGCATGAGGGCGGCGCAGGATGGTCTATTGCCCGACGGCCGGGAGGGCGCGATCGTGCCCTTCGGCGACGAGGACGACAGCGGCAAGAAGTCAGCCGACACCGCGTCGTGGATGCCGATGATCCTTGGCATCCGCAAGAAGGCGCGCAACTCAGGCGAGATCGCCGACTGGTACGCCGAGGTCGTGCACGCGGACGACGAATTCGAATTTGTGCTCGGCGATGATCCGCACCTGTATCACAAGCCGGCGTTGGTCGGCGGGCGCACGCGTAAGATTACGGCGGCCTATTCGATCTGCAAATTCAAGGATGGCACGATCGCGCGAGAGGTGATGACGATCGACGAAGTTCTCGACGTTAAGAACCGCTACAGCCGCAGCAAGCGAGGCCCATGGAGCGATCCGGTCGCATTTCCCGAAATGGTGCGCAAGACGGTGGCGCGGCTGCATTCGAAATCGCTGCCGATGTCGACTGATCTCGACACGCTGATCCGTCGCGATGACGAGCTTTACGATATGGCTGGGGCGAGCGATCGCGCCGCTCGGCCTAAGCGCGTGCACGCGAGCACCGGCCGCCCCGCGCTTGATCACTTTGCCGAACCCACCGACGGCCACGGCCAGCGCCTTGAGAGCGACGGCGACGGCGTCGTGATCGACAACGACTCTTCTTCCGCTGGCGCCGAACACGCAGCGGATGGAGGTGCGCCCGCCCCGACTGTCGGTGCCGCGTCAGGGGCGGGCGCCACTTCCGACGCAAAGCCGAACAAACCCGCGGCCGAGCCGAAGACGCAGGCGGCGTATGTGGCCTACGCCGGCAACTGGCGCGACGCGACCGATGATCCCGACGAGCTCGAGCGCCGCTGGGATGCCGAGAAAGGATTGCGCAACAAGTGCCTCGTCGAACCCGAGGTGCGCGACGATCTGCACGGGCTGCTGAAGGTGAAGATCGGCATGCTGCGCGCGAAGGCGGGGGCGTCCGCGTGACGCTGAAGCAAAAGGGCAAAGCGCAAGTGACAGCACCTTAACATGGCCAAGCGTAACCCATGACGGGCGCAGAGAAAATCGGAAAACTTGCGATTGACCTAGCCGACGCGGCCATGGCGGCCAAGGCTAAGGGCGATGACGTTCACGCCATATTCTTTGCTACCAAGGCGGCCGAATGCCTCACCTTGGCGAAGGCGCTAGGCTGGAAAATTCCGGCCGATCTCGATCCTGTCAACGCGGAAGGCTGACCATGCCAGACACCATCGAACTTGAAATCCCGAGCGCCATCGAGGCCGCCGCCAAGCGCGCCAGCATGGCAATCGACAGCCACTATCTGCCGGCCCAACTCAATGCGGACCTCAATACGCTGCTGAGAGCCGCAATGTGCTGGGATGCTCATGAACGGCAAAACCCCATCCACACAGAGGAGAGATGATGCCGCGATACTTTCATGGCTGGCGATGTTGGTTGGAAGGGTTGCGAAAAGCTCGCCGCAAGAAACACGGAGCCGGCAAGCAGCCCTGGGGGTTAGCCGTCAAGACGGCCGCTTGTTATCGGTTCCTGGCTGACGGCCAGCACTGCAATCCGCCGCGGCCACCACGATACTTGCGTGGCTTATGCCGGTGATGATCGACAGATCGTGGAGATGAGAAAATGCATCCATTAGCTCGCCCAGGAAACAAGTCGGGTGGAAATTCGGGCGGGCCATACGAGGTCCGCGCTGGCGACAAAGTCTACTACGACATCGATGGCCGAACTGGCGTCCTAGACGAGTGCCTACAGGACGGCGACGCGCTCATAACCTGGGACGACGGCACCTTTGGAAAAGTGAAATGGAATCACCTGTCGCCGATCAGAGGCCCTGGGACCGCGCCCAATGGGCGGGAGTGACGATGGTAGATGAGGAAATTTTGGAGGCATCCATCCAATCCCGCCATGAAGCATCTCCATGAAGCATCATCTTGATCATCTCCTCGTCGGTCGCGCCGAGCAGCAGCGCCGGCATGCTGAGTTTGCGCTCGTGCTTGCCTACGCAAAGCCGGCGCAGAAGAAGAAGGAGCCGCCGACGCAGAAATCCTTCGATGACGACCACGAGCGGCTGCGTTGGATGCGTGATGAGTATCAGGCGCGATGCGAGCGCGCGCCGGCCTGGGCGTCCCGCGGCATGATCCTTCGCCGGGTCGCCGGTGCGGCATTCAGCATTGACGAGGCCGTGCTGGCCTCGCGCCGCAGAGGCAGGCGGGTCGCGCGCGCGCGGCAACAAGCGATAGCGTTCGCAAGCCTGTTCTGTGGCTGGTCGACCACGCGCATCGGCCACGTCTTCGGGCGCGACCATTCGACCGTAATCCATAGCACCCGAAAGTACCGCGCCCTGGTCGAGGAGGCTTTGCGGTGATCCGCGAGGAAGACGTCTATGCTGCCGCGCGCCTACTGATCGGCGTGGTGCGCGATGTGGAACGCGACGCGGGAGACCGCTCAACTCACACCTGGTTCGAGTTCGAGATTGATCTGACCGCTGGCGGCAAAGAGACCTGGACCATCACCATCGAGCGCACGGCATCGAGCCATTGACCGAGGCCCTGAATGGAAAATCATGACGACGACAAGCGCGGCTTCGCCCCGCCCTTTCCCGACCGTTTGACTGAGGCCGACTATGCTCGCTTCCGTGCCGCGCCTGCGTTGCGCCGCGCGGAGTTGGCAAAGAGTGCCCCCTGGCCATATCGGCTGTTAGCCCTTCTCCCTAACCCGAAGGCGCCGCTCGAGGATTGGATCGCGTCGGCCAGAATCCGCGCGCGCAATCGGCCTTGAGAGAGAGGCAATGCCCACGACCTTCAGCACCGGCCGCTTCGGCGATGTCACCGAATTCCGCATCGCCGGCCCATGGCTTTCGGTCGTTTCCGAGATCGATCGCATCGTCGGTGCCCTGGACGCCGACCGAGCCTGGCTGCGGATTATGGGACCATATCGTTGGGGCGACGAATGGGTTGTGCACGGTGAATTGCGCGAAAAGCCGACGCGGGAAAAGTCCAAAAAATAGGCCAGGTCCTATCTCGACTTGGGGGGCGAAAAATCGGATTTTTGTAAGGAGTTGCGTTGTGGCCGATCCAGAACGGGCGACGATCGAGCGAGCGGTGGAAATCCTTGGGCTGCCAGTTCGCACCGTTCAGGAAATGGCCCAACGCGGCGATATTCCCGGCGCTGCCCGATTTGGCCGACGCTGGTCGTTCAACCTCGAAAAGCTGCGCGCCTACGTGCGCCAAAAGGAACGCGAGACATGGCAAGGAAAGCACCGGCGGGTTGTTACTGGCGCGACACCGTCCTTTGGGCACAGGTCAAGATTAAAGGTCGGCGCATCCGATGGTCCCTTGACACAGACGATCCAAAGCTTGCGCGCCAGCGTCGCGAAGCCGGCAAAGCCCGCGCGATCGCCGAGCTGATCCACGGTGACGCCGTGCACACTCTCGACGAACTGATCAAGGCGTGGGGGACACACTTCAAGGCGCAGAGTTCGCCGGCGACGTTTATCCGCTACATGGTATCGCTAGGTCAGCTCGCGCCTTTCCTGGAAGGTCGCAAGCTTCCCGACATTAACGCGCGGCTCATCGGCGACATTGTTGCCGAACGCCAGAAGGTGGTTACCAACGCCACTGTTCGCCGCGATCTCGGCGCGCTGTCATCGGTCATCAATTACGCTGTCGACCGCGGCTGGTGCGAGAGCAATCCGGTGCTGCCGCGCATGCGGGGCGTGAAGGAGCGCCGCGACCCGATCGTGCTGCCGAACGATAAGGATATCGAGCTGGTGATCTCGCGCGGCCTAGAGTGCGATCGCCGTCCCGGCGCGCAGGCGGTCTCGATGTGGCCGCAGCTCATTCGCGCGGCGTGGGTGACTGGCGCGAGGCAGGCCGAGCTCGTCACCGCCAAGCGCTCGCAGCTCGATCACCAGCGCAAGGAACTGACCGTCATCGGCAAGGGCAACAAGATGCGCGTGATCGACCTGCGACCGTTCGACGGTTATCAGGCGTTCGCCAACTTGCCGAGCTATGTTGGTTGCGATCTTCTCTTCTGGCACGACCGTGGCGAGCCCTACCGCAACGCGTCGGCAAATTTTGCGAACAACCTTGTGGGCGGTACCGCCAAGTTTGCGGCCGATGCCGGCGTGCCGTTCAAGCCCTTTCGATTCCACGACCTGAGGCACAAGCACGCCGTTGACTGGCTGCAGTCGGGCCGTGACCTCTACGACCTGCAGAAGCGGCTCGGTCATTCCACCATCGCGGTGACTGAGGGCTACCTCAAATACGTCACCACCGCGGTGGAGCGCGCCGCCAAGTTCGGGCGGGCGTCGTGAGGTACCGCGTCACGATCGAGGTTGAAGCGGATAGCGTGGCCGAGGTGCGCGCCAGTCTGGCCCTTCGCAAAGTGCTGGCCGTCGAGAAGGTAGCACCCAAGGCGCCGCGCGGTTGCTATTGGCGCGGGGCGGTGCTGTGGGCGGAGACCAAGGTTAAGGGCCAGCGTTTTCGTTGGTCGCTGCACACCGACGATCCGGCGGTGGCGATCGCGCGCCGCAAGGCCAAACGGGGTCAGGAAGTCGCTCGCGCCTATTATCCCGAGGTATCGGCATGAGAACAGATCGGCATTCGCGCCCGTTTACTGTGGTCCCCATTGTGGTACCGTGTGGCACTTTCTGCGCGTTTTTCGCGGTTGGCGCGTTTCGCGTGTTGACGAGGAAACCCGCATTCTATAAGGATTTCTGCCTGCGGAGACGTGGCCGAGTGGCTGAAGGCGGCGGTTTGCTAAACCAGCCAAGCCGGCTCTGTGTTACCTCGCACAAACCCCCATTTCATATAGCATTTTGGCGGCTTTCCCCGCACGGTCGCGCAGTCACTGTGGCACCCATTGTGGTACCGGCTGCCTTGCGGATGTTGCTGGGGCGAGGTCAAGGGCGCAGCGCGTGAGCCGACAACTAAAAGATATAGAATTACACATATTTGGGCGTTGCGACGCCCGGCGCCCGAGCGCTAAAGTCGCGGCTGGGTGTGAGAACCCTGATGCAACTTGGGCGGATTCTATCCGCCGACGGTGTCCCCGCGCTGTTGAAGCAGCGCTCGGCACTCGGACGCGGCTTAGCGGCTGCGCCCCCACGGCCATCATGGCCGGGGTGCGGACGCTATACAATAGAGCGAAAGCTCGAAGGCCCCGCTCACCTAGTTGCAGGTGTTCTCACCCCCGGTCACCGGGGCCGCTTGCCCCGATCTTTCGCGGGGCGGCGAACGTGGCACGACACACCAAAAATCCATCAAACAGGCCCCCTCATTTTGAGGGGACTGGCAAAGCCGTGCGGCGCCGAGAAGGGGAGGGGACACCACCCAGACACAAACAAAAGTCGAGGCCGCACATGTCACTCAGACTCCCAAACCCCTACGACGTTGCGATTGGCCGCAATCTACGTGCACTGCGCAACATTCATAAGATGTCGCAAGAGGCTCTGGGCAAGGAGCTCGGGCTTACCTTTCAGCAGGTGCAAAAATACGAGAAGGGCGCGAACCGCATCAGCGGCAGCCGGCTCATCCAGATCGCAAGACTGTTCAACGTGTCTGTCGACGAAATCTGCAAGGTCCCCGACGGCGTGTCAAAAGTCAGCCGGCGTGACGACGTGATCACGCGGCTGGGCTCGACCGCCGTCGGCGTCGAGGTGGCGGAGGCCTGGGACTCAATCAAATCGCCAGAAGTCCGCCGCGCCGTCGCTAACCTGATATTGGCGCTGGCTTCGCTCGCCAATGGCATGCACCAGAACGGCCACTCCAAAAAACCCGAACCCGAATGACCAGGCGAGGTGCAGCATGCCGATGACCATGGTGCTTGCCGACAAGCATCCGCGCGCGTGACGACAATGAAGCGAGATCTAACAGGGAAACGCTTCGGTCGCTTGATTGCCCTCCGCGAGGATGGCCTGATTGACATATACGTGGCGTGGCTTTGCAAATGCGATTGCGAGAAACGCATCCGCGTGCGCAGCGCAAGTCTCAGCTCTGGCAACACCAAATCATGCGGCTGCGCGAGGAATCAAACCCTGAGAGCGATGACATGGCCGCCGCGCCATAGAGACTTAGTGGGGCAATCCTTCGGACGGCTGACCGTTGTTCGTCGCGATGGCAGGCTTGGGAAAAATGCGGCATGGCGCTGTCGATGTTCATGCGGGCGCACTTCGCGGGTGCGCGGCTTCTGTCTTGTTAATGGTTCAACGCAATCGTGCGGCTGTCTAAAGGCTGAAGTAACGAACCCAATGAATGCTCGAAAGAAACTCAGTTGGCGGCTGACCCTAAAATGAGGACGCAACCACCATGGAAGTAAAATGCCTTGAGCTGCGTGACGAGGGCACATTCATCCCGGTCATTTGCATTTGGCCGGTCGCCGACAACGAGGCGCAACGCTACCTCTTGCGCCGGGACGGCTACCGCGCCGACGACACCGAGCCCTGCATCATCATGATCGATGCGCAGTGCCGGGGCGTTTCCTACGATCCCTACAACTGGGTTAAAGACATGAGGACCAAGCGCACGGCGCACGAGTTCATCCGCACGAACTGGCAGTCACTCAATGACGGCGACGTCGTCGATGTCCAGTACATCCTCGGCGAGACCACCGAGCCAAAAGACAGCGAACGCTTTTGTTCGATACTGGGGTGAAGCGCGATGGGTTTCGTGTGGGCCACCTCGGCGTGCATCGGCTGCGGCCGGGTGTTCAACTACAACCCGATGCGTGTGCCCAGCGTGAAAGTTAATGGCACGCGCGAGCCGATCTGCGCGAACTGCGTTGCCCGCGCCAATCCTCTTCGCATCGCCAATGGGCTCACCCCCATCGTGCCGCTGCCTGACGCTTACGAGCCATGTGACGAGTCGGAGTTGCAATGACCCAGAAACCAGACGCCCAATCAAAGCAATGAGCCCCCCCGACAACGGCCGAAAAGAGCATGAGAAGGCGTTTGCCGACGCAGTTGCTCACATGCGTCAGTGGGATTCTGTGCCGGTAGCGAAGCTCCCTCCACCGCCTAAGCTTGCGCCGGTTAAGCCGCCGCCTAACCGTCGTCGCTGGCACCACAAGAAGCCTGTGAAAGCTGACTCTCGGATCGACAAGAGAACCGTCGCAAAGTTTTACGGAGTTTCGTTGGCCAGGATTGACCGTTGGGTGGCAGAAGGGAAGTTTCCCAAGCCGCAAGACTGTAGCGATGGCCGGCAATATTGGGAGAAGGCCCAGGTGTTGAAACGAGGGCGGCCTTTGATAGCCACGTTGCTGCCGCAACGGGGGACGAGGCAATGAGCTTGCACGTCACCTGGGTTGACGGCGAGCGCGAGCCGAAGAGCAAGCCCAACCCGGATTACCCGAAGGGCGTGGATCTGGACATCTCGCGCGGGGCCGAGCGAACCTGCCAGACAGCGCTGCCCTATCCGGCCAAGCGCATCGGCATCTACATCGTCGTCTGCACTACCTGCGGCCAGCCGGCCGCCCCGACGATCCGCGCTCGCTCAAGGTCGCTTGCATCAAACGGGAGCACTGACCATGGCGGCGAAAGAGTTTCTCGAAATGACCATGAAGCGGCTTGCCGACGAGGGCAAACTGGTCGAGGCCGGCTGGGTCGGCCTGCGGCTTGCGGTCGGCCTGGAGAATGCGCCGGCCGAGCAACTGCGCGAGATGCGCTTGGCCTTTCTCGGAGGCGCGCAGCATTTGTTTTCCAGCATCATGAGCGTGCTTGATCCCTCCAGTGAGCCGACCGACGCCGACCTCAAGCGCATGCATTTGATCGCTGACGAGCTTGCGGCGGCCGAGCATGAGCTTGTGGCCAGCTATGAGGTGAAGCAGAAGGCGGCGGCCGCCGTCGTGGCCGAACCGCAGACGCTCGGCGACGCGCCCATCGAGGCGGACTACCGCGAAATGATGAACAGCATGGCGCAGTATCTCGACCGTTTTTTCAACGGCCCGGCGCCGGATGCACCGGGCGGGCGCAAGACCGGGTTCGTGTTGCTGGTGTTCCCGCTAAACGATCACGAGGGCCGCTGCAACTACATCAGCAACGGCCGGCGCGAGGACGTCGTCGTCCTGCTTAAAGAACAGCTCGCGCGGTTCGAAGGAAGCCCGGATGTCACCGGCCATGCCTAGCCGCTCAAGGGGGACGCGGCACTGGGACGGGCACCGGATCGGGCTTCGGCCCGCCGTTGAGCTGGCGCCGCATCTCTTGCAGTTGCCGCTCCAGCGCACCGACGACCGACTCCAGCACTTCCTTGCTGACGCAGTTCGCCATCAGTTGGTCGGTTCGCTCCTGCCACGCGACGATCATGCGGGTGGTCTCCTGCCGCTGCGAGGTGAGCGACGCGCCGGAATAGAACAGGTAGGCGACCAGCGCGAAATTCATCACCACAAGCGCGAGGCTCAGCGGCTGATCCTTCAGCGCGTCCATGAAACTGCGCGCGGTCTTGCCAGCCTCCTCGACACCGGGGATCATAACCTGACCGGCACGCCGTTGATCGTGACGACGACATCCCCGCTGATGACGATATCGACCGACGCAGCCTCGCCGATCGGCGGCTCGGGCTCGGGCTCGCTCACGCCTTCGGTCACGATCTTCTGCACCGCCATCAGCAGGTCATCGGCCTCGCATGTCAGCTCGACCTCGCGCCGGTTCACCGGACCCCAGTGCTGCCGCCGCTTGCGCAGGCCCAGCGCCGTCACGTAAGCCGCGAAGCTCGGTGAGAACTTGGCCAGGAACTGGTAGCGCGCCCCATCACCGGACCCGTAGTGGGAAAGATTCGACGCGGTCGGATTCTGCTTCTGGGCGAACACCGCCAGCCAGCCGTTAGGGTCGGACCAGTAGGTGTCGAGCAGCCCCTCCATCAGCGGCGAGCAGCTCCTGATGTTCCACGAGGTCTGGAACAATCCCGCCTCGGCGGTGTCGCTCTCGACGTTCGTAGCCGTGGTGTCCCGGCCGCAATAGTACTTGCCAGAGCTTTCCCGCATGCCAAGCCCGATCAGCAGAACAAAAAGATGCCGCAGGGTGTTGAGCCCGTCCTGGCGATTGCTGAACCCCATCTCCTCGAACTCGGGCGCTAACCACGCCAGCGCGTCGGTATCCTCCTTGCCGGTGTCCGCCCTGGCGATCTCCAGCGCCACCGGGTTGCCCGCCTGCCACTCCTGCACCGCCAGCGCAAACGTCAAAGCCATGCCCTGGAGATAGCCCAGCGGTGCAACGCCCCGGTCGTCCCAGGCGTAGCTCGCCAACCCCGAACCAACCACCTCGGCTGCGATCTTGTCCTCCAGCGACTGCGGCTCCACGCCGTCCCCGCCCGCCGCCATGCGCTCGTCGAGCGCGTCCACCTCGGCCCAGGTCGCGGGCCCAACTACACCGTCCGCCGTCAGCTTCGCCGCTGCCTGGAACGCCTTCACCTGCGCCTCGGTCACCGACCCGAAGTCGCCGTCGGCCGGAATGCCGAGACTGCGCTGGAGCGCCTCCACGTCGGGGCCGCTGTCACCGTCCTCCAGCATCGGCCGCGCCGCCGGGACGGGAACGCCAGGCTCATGCGGCCACACCAGCGCGATCACCGTGCTCTTGGCGTAGGACGACTCCTTCACCTTGTCGCCCTGGTTGCCGCCCCGGCAGATGTAGTTGGAGCCTTCGCTGCGCTCGTACAGCGTGACGTGGCCGCCACCCTCGCGCGTCATCACCACGACGCAGCCGAGACGCGGCTCCTCGATGATCTTGCCGAAGCTCGGGTCGTCCCACGACTGCGCCCACAGCCACTTGTCGGTATCGGTCGGCCCGAACACCGGCCGCACCTCGCTCATCGCCATGCAGTAGGCCACCGTTAGCCCGCACCACGGCGTCTCGTCGTGCTGGTAGCCGTTGCAATACGAGCGCATCTCGGGATAGCGCCGGGCGATCTCCTCGTTCATCGCCAGGATCTTCGGGTTGTCGGCAGACCCAGGCGTCTCCGTCAACCCGTTGATCGAGCGCATCACCAGGAGCCAGGGCGGGGCTTCGTTGCTCATCGTGCGCTCCGTGTCATTACTGCAAAGTCCAAGAAATAGCACGCGCGAATACTATGAATACGATTGACCTCTTAGGTAAATACTATATTTTACTTTCATCAGAACAGAGGAAGACAAGACATGACCAAGACCTTCGCCGAGACCTGCAGCCACCGAGACCTGATCGACCTCGCCGTCGAATACGCGATGATCCGCTCGACAGTTCATTTCAACGGTCTCAACACGAAGCAGCAGGCCGCAGTTATCCGCCAGATCAGCAAGATCGCTGAGCAACTCCCTCCCCTCGCCTGAGGGGAGCCGGCCATTCACGCAAAGAATTGGAACGAAGGAACAACCCAAATGCTCGTCGCAATCATCGCCATCAATCTTATCGCCGCCCTGCTCCACAGCCCGCTCATGCCGCTGAACATGGCAGCCGCTGGGTTTGCCGCGGGGCTGCTGGCCGCTGAGTTCGTCAATCGGCAGGCTCGCCGACCAACTGCCTCCCCTCGCCTTGAGGGGAAGCTTGGGCCTCCAAAGTCAAAACTTTGGCGCGATCGGACAACTGCGCCAGCGCGGCAACCGTGCTTTATGCCGTTACCCGCAATGAGAAGGAATTCATAGAATGAGACTTTTCCTGGTGGGCTGGACCGTCCTGCTCGCCCTTGGTTTCATGGGCCTTGTTGCCAGGGGTCCAGCTCTCGAGCCGGAAGGAATTCAGGCTCGCACCCCCACAAAGCCTGCGAAGGAATCGGCTCCCAAACCAAAGCCGGAAGAAACTCGGGCGTCGGCTCCCACACCAAAACCAAGCGCAAATGACATCATCAATCCGAAGCACCTAGAGTTGCTGCAAGAGAGCATCAACTACGGTGGGTACAATTGCCCGAGGATTATCAGCGCATCATTCACTCACGAGGATAGCCGCGGTCTGAATTTCTCGGTTGGCTGTTCAACCGGCATTTTCAGAGTGACCGCCAACCGCGCAGGGCGAGTGACCGCCGTCACTTGTCGGATGCTGTGCTGAAATCGCTCATAGCGACGCGGAGTAATTGACACTGAGCGTGTCGGACGCAACCACCGGCTTGTCTCCGGTCGAGAACGTGCCGGCCGACCACAGTACGCCGCCGGTGTCGTCCTTGGTGGCAACCGCGCCGGTGCCGTAGCACAGGAATGCGCCCTTGACCGTGCCCGAGCCCGTGATCGCAAACGACAGCGCCGCGCTCAATGCCTTCGAGCCGGCCGTGGCGGCGGACCACACCGCGGTCTGACGGTTGCCGGTATAGGTCGGCGCGTTGGCGCCGCCGGCCTCGAGCCACCCCGCATGCGACGCCATGGTGTCGCCAGCCGCGACAGCCGTGTAAGACACCGACGAGATCAGACCCATGACCGGTCCGACCACGGTGTAGGCCGAACCGGCAAGGAACGTGTCGAGCGCCAAATTCTTGCCGACCGTGCAAACCACGTTGTCGACCGTCTCGCGCCACTTCAGCTTGCCGTCCGCGCCGATGCATTCGATCTCGTAGCGGCCGTGCGCATCGGCCTGTTCGCCGATACCGCTGCCCCGAATTACGGATGCGTCATTGCATTCGCGCGCGTTAGCGCGTTCGTCGGTCATAAGGCTTCTCCAGGGCTTAAGTGAGCGCCGGCAACGGGTCGATGTAATAGGTCGCCGACGCCTTGGCCGCGCGCACGTTGACGTAAATGAAGCCCTTCATCTGAGGCTGCGGCGAGGTGAGCACGGCGACCAGCTTGAAGGGGAACCACCCGACGGCCCAGTTGCCGAAACCTGATGGCGCGGCAGCAGCATAAGCCGACTGGCCGAAATTGAATGTCACGGCATCGGTGTTGTTGGCTGCGTTTGCGAACTCTGCAAAAGGCGCATAATTTCCTGCTGCAAACGATATACCCCCCACCCCTGTAGCTGGGTCGGCAGTAGGGTCGTTGTTCCAATAACCGGGAGAGCCTGGCCCCAGCCTGCGGCACCAAATCAAACGAGCAGTCAAATCAACAGCCTCACCAATGACATCCCCCACCGACAAACCACCGACGTCTTTGCCACTATAAACGGCATTGGCATAAACCTTGCTGGATGCCGCGCCCAAATTAAGTCCGGCGCTGCCGGCATTGGAAATCATTCCAGACGAGACAGATGCCGTGTCCTGAACGATGCCGATGCCACTGTTGCCAGAAAACGATGTCTGAATCGTCGCCTCGAAATAGTATTTACTGGAATTGAGGAACGATGCGCTGGCCACCCCTGCCGGGCTGGTGTTGAGATGCGAAGCGGTCAGATTCCCGTTCGACAGCGTCACGTTGGTGGCAACACCATTAAGCGTGGTGGACGCAGGCATTCCATTCCACGTCGAACTATCGCTCGCCACCGCCGCCGCGGCCGCCAGCGGATGAGTCTTGGACGTGGATTTGAACGACGCGAGCGGCGAGCCCGAGCTGCCGAGATACTGCACGTCCATCCAAAGTTCATCGTTGTTCGGCAACGACGCGCTGTTGACCGTGCCATAGACCGTGACCGTGACGTTGCCGCCGATGGTCTCGTTCCAGATCGCCAGTGGCAGCATGCGGTAGGGCGTGAGGAATGCGGCCTGCGCGTTGGTCACGATCTTGTCGCTGGAAGGCGTGGTGCCGTCGGTGGCCCCGCCCACGCGCGTGATCGAGGTCTCGGTGGTCTGCGTGCCGGCGTATTCGTCGCGGGTGGATTTGTAATTGGTCGCGCCTGAATCGCAGCGCACGGTGATGACGGGAGACGAGGCATAACCGGCCGTACTCGCTCCGTAACGGGTCATGTTAGCGTGGAACTTGCAATCCTCACATATGAGCGGAGTGACATTGGTCGGACTGGAGGTGACCAACTGACCCGAAAACGCAGAGAAGTCTACACCACGGCATACAACATAGGTCGCATTCGTAGAACTCAAGAAAAACAAATTCGTCGGCAACGTCGCGCCCTGGATGGCACTCGGGCTGTTGCGCCATTCAAAATTCGTATTCCGTAAGGTGATGGACTGCCCGGTCGCCGCCAATTGCGCCTTGCAGTTGTCCCACAAGATTGTATTGGGAGTAGTCGTGCTACCAAGTTGGATCGTCGAACCGGCAGTGCTGATTCCCATCGTAAACGAGCAATTCACGAACTTATAATTTAGCGCGATGCCGTCGAGCAAAAGAAACGCCGATGATGACGAACCGCTGCCGCAACTGAACGCGATCCCCTGATAATAGACCGTATAGGCAGAACCGCTATAACCAATGCCTAGATTGAAATTGCCTGTGGTCGAGATCGAGGCCCCGGTATTGTAGTTGGCTTCGGCCGGTGGCAATGCGGCAGTACGATCCACACAGATCGCGGTAGTTATTGCAGCTGACAAGCACGGCTGGTTCAAAGTTAAATTCGCCGCCTGCGTCTCGGCGTGATTGTCGGCGATCCAAAACTTGTGCCCGGCCGCGCCCCAGGTGCTGGTATAGGCATTGGTGAGCCGCGCGTGCGGGGCGCCCCAGGCCGGGAAGTTGCCGACGACACCCAAGCACGTCCACGTCGTCGTCCCGTCTGCCTGCGTCGTTCCCGCGGTGTCGTTCGGCCACGCCGGCTCGGTCGCGCCCAGCGTGCCAGCCGTGCTGGCGATCCAATAACTGGCGCCGTTGGCGCGCTTGATGATGGCGCCCTGCGTTGGCGTGCCGGCGGCCTTGGCAGCAGTCCACGTTGGCGTGTTGGCGGCATCGCCGTTGACGGCGGCCATGCCCGTGCACTCGATCCACGTCGCGGTGCCGTCCGTCGTCTTGGCGCCGCGGGTGAGCGTCCAGGTCGCGTCCGTCACATTCGCCGTGGTGCCGGCGACGATGCAGACGAAGCACCGCTCGCTATTGACAGCCGGCGCCGTGAACTGCCGGCGCACGACGCCTGCGGCCACCGCCGTGTTCTGCGGGCGCGCCGTGACAGCCGCATAAGCGACCGAGGATGTGTACCAAGTGGTGTCGTAGAGGGCCAAAGGCTTAAGCTCCTAACGCTGTTCCCGAGCTCAACCGCGAGCTCTTGATTGGCGGTACCCCAGAATTGACGCGCATCAGCGACAACCCGGCGATCGCTGCGCTCCGTATGACGGCGCTGCTGGCACTGGCACTTTGCGTGTCGGTAGCCGCAGCCGCTTCCGCCACCGCCGCCGCAAACACACCAGGTACGGAAGCCGACGCCAGATCGGCCGCCGTCACTGCCTCCACGATATCCGCCGTGACGGGATAGCGCGGCCTGGTGAACGCACCGCTGTCGGTCGCGATGTTGCCCGGCTCGAAAATGTGCCCGATGCAGGCGTCGAGCCCGGAGGACCAAAAAGGCTGACCGTCGCCCGCATAGACGACGAGGTTGACCCCGTTCCCTAAGGTATCAGGTTGTCCGTTGTCGCTCAGGCGCTGAAACGTGGTTAGACCGCTACTGTCGATGAGCCAGAAACCGATGTCATAGGTATGACCGATGGTCGTGGGTATCTGTTGCGTGATGACATCATACGCCTGAACCGAACCATCGTAGTAATAGCAAATTCCGCTGTGTGGAAACGGGGACGTATAGCCAGCAACTTCGCCGGAAAATGTGGCCGCGAACTCGTTGAGATAAGTCCAGCCGCTCGGAGCTGATCCGCCAATTGGGCCTGACTCAAAATCTCCATTGACTATAAGGTTCGAACCTCCGCCGCTCGTTACAGAAACATCATCAAGCCCAAAAAAGCCCGGATCTTCACGAAAGGCAAAACTAATAAAAGAGGCTGACGAGGTTGCGACGAAGCTAATTGTATAATGTTGATATGTGTGCGGGATCGGCGTGCCGTGCAAGTCCAGAACGATTGGGCCGCTAGGTGGTGCTTCATTGTTTGCCCCGGTTGTCCTTCCCCGTCGCTTCATGTTTGGGCCGCGCAGGTCATGAACCCTTCGCCCTTGACATCGATGGTGAAATCGGCGCGGCGCACGATCTCGTTGACGCGATGGTAGATCGCGCGACCGCTGGCCGTGGTCCACTGGTAAGTGTCGCCCGGCTCCAATCCGAGGTAATGGGCCATGCCGGTGAATTCCGATTGCCGGCGCGCGACCTCGCCGGTGTAATAGGCAAACGCGGTCTCGGCCATGACCATGTCAGCCGTCGAAGCAACTGGTATGTCATAGCTGTCGGTGTTGACCGCATCGGTCTCGATGACCGGATCGATGTCCTCGGCGACGCGCACGTTGCTCGGCTCATAATCACGATCGGCGTCGAGATAACGGCAGATTTTCTCGCGCGGCGTGTCGAATGCGTCGCTGGTATGAACGACGATTGGCTGCGCGCCGTGGTTGACCAGCTTTGCCAGCTCGAGCGTCAGATCAAGCAAGAAACCTCCCTTCTCGATCAGGATGAGCTTTTGCCCGGTGCGGATATTCCATTGCGGCTTATGCTTGCGCATCCCGCTCAGGAACTCGATGAAGTTGGTCTTATCGCTGAGAATCAAAGCGCCGATGCCACCCGAGACATCGACCGTCTCGAATTCGTCGACCGTGCGCCCATCATGACGCGCCAGGGCTTCGATCGCATCGGCCCAGGCGACGAGATCGCCCGGCGTGCCGTAGGCGGTATCGTCGACGGTGACGCTGGTGAACGGGACAATATTGCCGAACTGCGCAATACGAATGTTTTCGAATGTTGCGGTGACCAGCGGAACATAGGCGACAGCCCGTGCGCCATAGCGTGCGACGCTCCAGGCGTCGGGCGTCTGCGCCAGCGTCCCGGTCGCAAAGCGTACTGTTTGCGCGCCGCCCACCGTTGGAACGCCGACATTGAGCCCGCTCAAAAGCGCACCTTGGCTCTGCGTCCATGCCAATTGTCCGCGAAAATAAAGCTCGCTGATCGTTCTTGTCGCGTCCCAGAAATTGATCGGGATATAATAGCCGGCGATGAAGCTGACGACCCGCTCGCCGTCGATGACACTGGAAATCGGCCCCTCGATAATGCGCCCTCCCCATTGTGATCGCGTCGAGAAGCCGAGCGGTATGGGCTTGTCGTATAGAACCGCTGCGAGCTGTTGCGGATCGAGCGGCGCCGCGGCCGGCGGAACTGACGGCGTCGTTAGCGGAACTTGCGGCGGTGGAGTAACTGTTGGTGACGACGAAGGTCTAGGCGCTCTTGCATACCAAAACCCGTCGTCACGAACTTCGATGCCGCTGCCGGCCATTGGGTCGGGAAGGTCGTAGCCACTCATTCGGTCTGCTCCAGCGTAACGGCCTTGGCGCCTTCGTAATACGGGAAGCCTCCGAAACGGCGCACGTTATTGAATGGTGTTTCGCATTGCGCGATCGTCTTGTCGCAATCTTTCCAGATCAGCGCAGTGTCGCCCGGAGCGGCGCAGAGACCGGCGGGCAGGTATGTCGTCAATTGCAGATCGCTCGCGCTCCAGCCGCCGATCTTATAGGTGCGCCCCTTGAGCCGGCCGCTGGCGAATTGAATCTTTCCCGGCACATACCAGTCGTCGACCGCGCGCGGATCTGGCGACGTCGTCAGCGTCAGAGTATGCGGGTCCACAACCACTGCGACTTCGCAAGCCCGCTCATAGGCATTGCGGGCGGTGAAGACGGCACTGCCGTCCGTCGTCGTCGCTCCGACCGAATAGCTGTAGCTCGGCGCCGTTGCCGCCGATGTTCCTGCGGTCGTCGTCTCGAAATAGACATTGCCATATCCCGCCGGCGCCGCCCCGGTCAGGTGGCGAACGCTTTCACCGAGCGCATAGGCGGTGCTGCGCTTGACCTCCGGTCGCATGATCGGCACGCCGCAAAACTGATCGCCGAGCGCAAACCGGCACATGACCGAGAAGACCGGAACGAGAGTGTGCCGTGGGAAGGCCAACGGGTTTTTGAGGTTGAACGTAACGACATCGTGCGCCGGGAACGACCACGATCCGATGCGGCCGAAAAATTCAAAATCTTTCGTAGTCGGGTTATCCGCATCGGTCAGGAAAATTTCGACATCGGCGCCAATGTATAGCTCGTCCTCGACATCGAGCCCGGCAACGATGCCACCGCTGCCGGCAGAGAGTTGAAGCTGCGTCGAGGCTGGCTCGCCGTTGCTGCGCTCGCCGATGTCGAAGGTCTTGAGTCCGGGTGCCGGCAGCCAGGGTCCTTCGGACCCGATATGAATGGCGCGCGGCCATGGTGTCACCCGCAGGATTGTGCCATCGCGGCGCGTGATCGTGATCAGCCGCGCAATGGTCGCCCTGGCAGGGTCGAGCGCAAACGTCCTCACTCGTCAAAGACCTCGATCAGGTCGGCCTGGTTGATTTCCTGCATGACCTCGCCGTCGATGCCGTAGGCTTGCTGAATGCGGGTCTCGACGTGGTCGGACAGCCAGCGCACCGGCGTGTCGTAAAAAAAATCCGCGGTCGCGACTTGTCCGGCCGCCGGGATGGACCCGGCAAGAAAAGTTACGATGCCGGTCGAATAGTCGACGCTGTAATGAGTGCCTTCGGTGCGCACCGTCCCATCGACGCGCAGCTCCGTCAACGGCGAAAGCGGATGCATGATTTTCTTCGACCCGCTCTTTGAGCCGAGCGTCCTGGTGATCTCGAGCTGGAATGTGATCGTGGTGCCGTCGCCGACCTGCTGGCCGGTCACGATGTTGCGCAGCCTCTGGTTTGTCTCGGTGTAGTCGGCCGCTCGGCTCGGCCGCAGCAGGAAAGCTGTATGCGTCCCGAACACCTCGAAATAGTTCTCGACGATTGGGACCTTTTCCGTAATCCAGGCTGCCGACCAGACCCGCCGCGCGAGCGGACCGCGCTTGATGCGCAGTTCCTGCAGCGTGTCGCCGGTCTGGATAATGGCATCGTCGGTCAGCCGGCGCACCAGCGACTTCAGGCATCCTTCTTGATCGAGCACGATATTCTCGGCGGCCATTTCAGCCAGCAGCCTTGATGGCGCGGCCGTAGCTATTGGCCGCCAAGTATTGCGTCCTGCGGTCGCCAAGCACCGACCCAGGTGGGAAATTGTTGTTGATCACGACGGTCGTCCCCGCGACGGGAGCCCCTGCCCTCGGCACCGATGGCTCGTTCATGTTGGCTGGCGTAGCGTAGCCCGTCCCCGTGACGTTGCGCGCAGTGCCGCCCGAACCCTCGCCGTAATAGCCGATGCGCAATGCGGCCCTGCCTTCGGTGTAGATCGGATCGAGCTGGTCTTGCAGCGCTGTGGTATTGGCGTCGACCGACTTCGCCAATTCCTGCATCGTGTTCGCAAGCTGCTGATTGGCGACCTGCTGCGCCACGGTAGCGGAGACGCCTTCTTTGAGCAGATTCTCGTAGGTGATCTGCGCTTGGATTTGCGCCTTCTCCTGCGGGGTTGCGGCGGCGCCGAGGCGACCTTCATCCTGCAACGATTTAAGCTGATCCAGAGCCGACGCCTGGGCCTGTTTGTGTTGCTGGATTTGCGGCAAGCGCGCCACCTCCTGCTGGGCCGCTTGGATAGTCGGCATCATCGACTGGGAGTTGAACAACGCCGCCGCCCCATACCCACTATCCAAAATCTCACGCATATAGTTCTTCGCGATATTCGAGCCCGCATCCGCAAGCGACTTCATTTGCTGATATGCATCCACTTGAGCCGATGTCTGTGCGGATGCCATTTTTTGATTGAATGCTTGCCCTGCCTGCGTCGCCGCTGCGTTTCCCGCGGCTTCGGCCGCCGCCGCTTGTTGCTGGGCCTGCTGGGCCTGCGCGATTGCGATCTGCTGAATCTGCATCGCCCGCTGCGCCAGCAAGTTATTGTATGTCGCCGCGGCGAGGGCCGAAGCGGCCTCTTCGCTGGCACCCTCGCGAATGGCTTGATTGTAAGCCTGCTGGGTGCGGACCATCATTTCATGAATGCCAAGGATCTTTTGCGCCTCGCCGGATTGCTCCTGCATGTCGGCGATCTGCGCCTTGATCAATTCCGTAGATTCATTCAATGAGGTGACCTGCTTTTCCACGGCCGCACTGACGGCGGCTTCCGCGTTGGCTCGCTCCTGCGCGGCAATCTTCTGTGCTGTCTCCAGGTCGACGCCTTGCTGCAGAAGCGAGTTGATCGTCGCTATCTGCTGCGCGCGCATTCTGTCCGCGCCGGTCACCGCCGCCGCGACACCGGCCTGATTTTTCAAATTCAACAATTGTTGCTGTGCCTGGGCATTGACCTGCGCCTGCGCAATGGCGCTCTGCTTCTTGGCCATCGCCATCGCAAGTTCCGGCTCGACCCCTTGCCGCACAAGTTGATTATACATCGTCTCCTCTTGCGCTTGCATTTTCTGCACGCCGGTCACGGCCTGCGCAGCGCGAAGCTGATCATCCATCGCCACCATACGCGCCGCGTCCTGCGCCACCAGGCCGGGATATTCTGCCTTCATCGCTTTCAGCGCTTCGAGCTGTCGATCGTAGGTACCGGTCGCGACTTCGCTCATCTCACTCCGCACTTGCCCTTGCGGGTTGGGGGCGGCGCGCTTGCCAGCTGCCTCCGTTTGCTTGAACGCATCAGCCAGCCGTTGCTGATCGGTCACGGCTTTCTTCGTTTCTTCATCAACCTTAGTCATAGAACCGGCAATGCCGAGACCAATCGTGGCCATTGACCCAAGCAATGGCGACGCACTGCCCAACACCTTAAGCGCTTCGCCCACAAGCGCGCCGCCGCTCTTTGCTTTGCCCGCGTCCGCTGCCGATCCGATTTTCAGCACCGCCTCGATATAAGCCAAGACGTGATTTTTGGCTTCAAGCCATGGCACCCCGAAGTATCCATAGATTTTATTTGAGATGCTGGCTCCGCGCGCGTCGACTTCCGACTGCAGTCTCTTTAGGTCCTCAATGACCTCTTGCGACAGCCCACGGTCCTTATAACGTTCCGTCACCGCGCCAAGATCGAGGTCCTTCACCATCAGCGCAATATCGGAGCCGCCGCGGCCAAACGCAGCGCGCGCCAGCCGGGCGCGGTCGAACTCGTTGCTCGCGCGGCGCAAAGCTTCGCCGACGACGCTCAATGCTTCTGTTTCATTGCCAGCCGTTACGGCCTGCCGGGCAAGCTCAGGATCGATCTTACGGATTATCTCAAGCATGGCGCCGCCGCCGCTGCGCACCTCCTCGAAGCCGGCGGTGAATCGCTGGAGGCCGGCATGCAGCTCTTCGCTGGAGATTCCGAACCTCGTCGCCTCTTTGTTGAGTCCTTGGACTTGCGACGTCGTCAATCCAGTCGCCTCGGCAAAATGGGAGATATCGCGCGCATACTGCGCGGTTCTAGTGACACCCTCGTCAAGTTTCTGATAGGCGAGATACAGGGCACCAAGCCCGACTGCCGCGACCGTTCCAGCCCCCCCGAGCGTCGAGAGCGTCGAACCCAGCAGGCCCGTTGAAGCAGCCAGAGCTTGCGCCTGCGCCCCGACCGCCTGGCTGACCTGCCCATACGCCGTCTGCGCCTGCGTCGCCTGGCGTGCAGCCTGCATGGTCGTCTGGTAGCGCGCAGCAATCGTCTGTTGCACCGCCGCCGCCCGCTCGGCCAGCGCCGGGTTTTGCGCGACCGCGGCGTTGAGCGTCCGCATCGATCGCTCATAGTCGGCCGTGGCGCGCGCCGTCTCGCTGTAGCGACGCTCCAGCCCGGTAAAGGCGCGGTCGAGGTTGAGCGAGCTCGTCCCCAGGCTGGTCTCGGCCGTCTCAAGCTTCTTCATCTCGGCAACGGCGGCGTCGGCGCCCTGCGTCTCGAAGATCATGCGCAGCCGCGCAATCGCCTCTTGCGTCGTCGCCATGATCTAGAGGCCCTTCATCTTGACGATGATCGCTGCCGTGCGTTGTTTGTTGCCGATGCGCCGGCGCCGGCCGTGGGTCTGGAAGGTGTAAGCCTGCGCCAGCGACGTGAAGCTGTATTGGATATCCGCAATGTCCTTGAACAGGCTGCGCGCCTCCTTGGCGGTGCGATCGTAGACGCGCGCATTCGATGTCGAGATCGTAAAACTGCGGCCCGACTTGGTCTTGCCGGCTTCGATCTTGGCCGCATAGGGCGCGGTGTCGACGAACATGTAGACATCGGCCGGCGGCACCCGCCCGTAGGGCGAGGTCTCGCGCCCATCGGCGAGCATGATCTGCGCGCCGATATAGCGCCCGCTCCGCGACGGCGACCGCTGCTTGAGCTTGTCGGCGATCCAGCGCAGCACGTCGGTGCCGAGATTGAACTCGACGATGATCGAGCCGCCGCTGGTGTTGACGCTTTCGAGCGGCGCGCCGACGCGGCCGTCGACCGAGACGGTGTATTTGACGTCGCCGCCGGTTGCCGATTTGTTGATCGCCTCGGCCCTGGCAATCTCCTCGCGCGCGAATTGCGCGGCCATGTCCTTGCGCTGCTCGTTCAATCCGGCAAGCAGCGTCTTGGTCATCCTATCGATCGGATCGGCGCGAAAGCTTACGCCCATGGGGCTGCATTTCCTTTGGTGGTTCCGGCCGGATCGAGAGAACGTGTGCGCGCGCGCTCGAGAGCCGCAGCAGTGCTCGCCGCTCCCATGGCTCGAACGAGCCGTTGAGTTGCTCGTAGGCCTGCAGGCATTCCCAGGTGATGGTCGGCATCGCCATGCCAGTCACGGCGAGGCCCATGGATACGTCGTGGAATATCGACCAGAGGTATTCCAACTCGAACGGAAACGGCGGCGCCCCATCCTCGTTGATCGCCCTGGCCTTGTCGCCGCGGCCGATCTTGCGCAGCGTCTCGGCGGCTGCACCGAGGTGCTCGCCCTCGCTGGCGCCGTCGTTTAATCGGCGCTGGTTTGCAAACGCCCATTCCCCGTAGCGGACGAGGTCGGCGATCCGGCTGGCAAAAAATTTGCGACACTGTTAGCCGCAAACCAGACCACGTTGAAAACATACGCCAGCCCCGGCTCGCTGTAGAGCTCGGCAGCATTCTCCGGCGTGCATGGGAGATCGATGACCTCGCCGCGCAGATCGACCAGGTGCCAGCCGACCGTCAGCAGCGCAAGCAGCGCCATGTTGTCTTCGATCTGATCCGAGGCGTCGATGGTCCCGGTTCTCGATCGCATGATCCGCTGTCGCAGATCCTTGCGCTTGCCCTTCTCGAATTCGCGCGCGCGCTCGTTGTCGGTCGAGAGCACGTCAATATAGGCGACACTCCCATCGCCATCGCGCAGCACCAAGTCGGTTCGGGGATCACGCAATTCGACGCGGAACGGCGTCGTAACGTCAGCCGCCAGCGCGGCAAATTTTGAAGGCATGGGCAACTCCGAATTACACCGCGTTGGTGTCGCTGATCTGCAAGGTCGTCGAGGGGATGCCGGGCGCGGTTCCGAAGTAGCGCGCCGCCTCGAAGGTGGCGTTGACCATCTTGCCTCCGGCGCTGTCTTGTTCCTGCAACGTCAAAATGCGGATGCGCGGCATGTAGAAGGTATTTGCCGGGGTTGCGACCTGGCGCGGCTGCGCCGGCATGTAGACCAGCAACCCAAACTCGACATTGTCGCCGTGCAGATCGAATAGCAGCGTGTCGTCGACATAGGCGGCGAAGGTGCCGTCGCAGACGAAGTCGTCGAGGAAGATCGCCGCGACCAAGCCTTGGGGGTTGATGACCTTGGCCGGCTGCGGATTGAGCTTGACCGATATCTTGACGCTGGTTGCAACGCCGAACGGCAAGCCGTCGAAAAGAAGCAATCCGTCCATGGCGGTCGGAATATCGGACGAGGTCTCGTTGGCCGGCGCAGTGAAAAACGGCGCCGCGGTGGTCTTGTAGAGCTGGCGGCCGCGGCCCATGACGCCGAAGTCCAGCTTTGGGTTGTCGTTGACCGGAATGTCGAGGTCCATGCTGCCGATGCGGCATTCGGTATAGAGCCGCGCTAGATCGACTTCGGGACTGTAGAGCTCGATCGCAAATTTGTAGTTTACGAAGCTCAACGTCGTACTCGGGTTGATAATCGTCTTGCCGACATTGGAGACGCCGAACGTCGTCACCGCGGCGAGGTCCTCGGCCGGCGCCGGGAACACGCTCACGACGCGGTGAGTGGTGCCGCCGAAGCCGAGGATCGAGAATCGCTGATTGAGATTGAGGCCGGTGATGCCGGTGACGGCGATGGTCTCCCCGACGCCAAAACCTGCCGCAACCGGATCGCCGCCACCGAAGGTGATCGTCTTGGCCGACTTCGAGAATGCGACCGAGGTCAACACGGCCTCGGTGGCGGTGGAGGCGGCCACCCAGGTGTTGCGCATGATGGCCGCGAACAAGTCCTGCTGCGTCCCGGCGCTGAGATAACCCTTGATCGTGCCAGCGATCGTGCGTGAGCCGTCGCTGCCCATCGGTCGCTGCCGGTCCTCCCGCATCTCAGTCGGTCGGTATTGGTCCTTGGTCAATTGCAGATCATGCGACAGATAGCGCAAGACCTGCCCCAAATTGGTGCCCGGATCGGTCAGCGGATCGGGCACCGTTTGCGACTGAATGAGTGGGTCGGTGTAAAGCTTGTAGGCGAGCCGTTCGGCTCTGGTTTCGGCGACGACGGGCATGGGTTTGACTCCTTCAGGCGTTCGACGGGTTCAGCCGATCAGGTCGAAAAACAATTGGGTTTCGCAGGTAGCCCACGCGTAGTTCCCGACCTCGGACGACAGGCCGGGCGGCACCAGGCTGGCACCATCGCCGCCGGGGAAGACTTCGGCCTGCTCGCAGGTGATGGCCGTGTCCTTGTAGCTGCGCAGCAGGTCGGCGATCTGGTTGCCGATCAGCTCGGCCTCGGTCAGGCCGGTGTCCTGCGGGACGAAAACCCAGGAGACGGCGCGCGCGAAGTTGCGGAAGCGATTGTACCCGCGCCCGCGCCCGTGCTCGAGAAACTCGCCGCTCTCGACCAGGAACTCGGTATAGACGAACGCCGACGGCTCGTCGGGCAGACCGGCCTCGCGCTCGAACTGCCAGCGCAGGGGAACCGGTTTGCTGGCCGCATCGACGATGCTGCCGCCCTCGAGCCGCGTGCGCAGCGCCTGGCGGGCCTGCGTGACGGTGGTCAACCCATCGCTCCGATCTTGACGAAAATCTGGGTCGTGCCGATGCGGCCGGTATTGTTGTCGACCGAGTTGATCTTTTGCCGCTTTCCCCGGATCACGACATGGTCGCTGGCGCGTACCGGCACCGGGAAGCCGTTGGCGACGATGTCGGGATAGAACGCTAGGACAAGAACCTCGCCCTGCGTTACGTCGCCCGCCAGTATCTGCGGCCGGTTGCCTTTCACGCGGGCGCGGCATTGCACCCGCAAGACGTTGTTCGCATCAGTCCCGGTCTGGCGCCCGATCTCGATCGTCTCGCCGACCCGGTCGAGCGCGGCTTCCCAGTCGGCGGTCGCCTGCGCTGCCGTCAGCTCGCCCATGATCAGCCGACCATGCTTTGGGTCATGAAGCGCCGCAGCCGTCGCTCGCTTTCAGCGGCGAGGCCTTCGCCCATCAGGCGCGACAGCCCGCCGACCTGATAGTCGACCTGCCGGCTCTCGACATCCGGGATGTCGGTGCGGATCGAGCGCGCCAGCGGGTCGCGCGAGCCTTCCGAGGCCTTGAACTTGATGCGCGACTTGGCTTCGGCCTTGAGCTCGTTCGGCACGACGTCGAAGCCGGCGGTGTAAGACACCTCGACGATGGTGCCGCTCCAGCGGATCTTCGCGTTGTCGGCCAGGCGTATCAGCTTGCCGGTCTCGGCCTCGAGCAGCCAATCGGCCGGCGTCAGCGAGATCCCGTTTTCCATAATTTGCGAGACGTCGCTGACATGCTTGCGCGAGAGCCACAACGCACCGGAGGAACAGTAACGAAACACGTCGTTGACGACTTCCGAGCGCAGCGTCGGCGGGTTAACCCCGTCGCTCGCAATCGCACAATCCGAGGCGATCTCGGCGGCGATCTCAGCCTCGTATTCCGCCAGCGTCTCGTCCTGGCTGGCGTCGGCGCGGTCGAGGCCGGCGGCGACGCGCATTTCCTCGGGCGTCAACAGCGTCAGATCGGTCGCAGGCGTGATGACCGAGAAGTGCGCGAGCTTGAGAATATCCACGTCAGCGCCGCTCCGCGTCGTAACGCTCAAACAATGGCCGCAGATCACAAACCTTTACCAAGCCGTCAGGGCGCGTGAACACCAGCGACCACTCCTCGAGCTCGATCGCTGCAAGGCCAATGCCGGCCGGCCCCGGCTCACCGCGCTCGCCTTGCGGGCCCCGCTGCCCCGGTTTGCCGGGTTCGCCCTTTTTCGCGCCGAGCAGCCAATTGTCGCCCGGCAATGGGCCAGGGTTGTCGCAGCGCGCGCGCCACTCGCTGCCATTGTGCGTGACGACGTCGAGCGCCCGATATTTCGCCTGCGCGTCGTAGAGGCCGCAGGCGCGCCCAGGATAGGCGGGCGGCCCGACCGGCCCTGGCGGCCCGCATTCGCCCTCCGGGCCGCGCTCGCCGCGTTCGCCGGGCAGGCCCTGTGATCCCGGCCCACCTGGCTCGCCAGGCACACCGTCGCGCCCGGCCGGGCCTTGTTTGCCCGGCTCGCCGCGGGCGCCCGACTCGCCTTTGTCACCCTTGAGTCCGCGCTTGCCTTCCTGCCCTGGCGGCCCCGGCAGACGTGCAAGCGCGCGGACCTCGTCGAGACATCGCCGGCACATGGCAAGGCAGACGCCCATGGCCTCGGTTAGCGTATATTGCGGGGCGCCCATGCCATTGCCCTCTTAGGCCGCTAACAGCCATGCGATGGCGGCTGCGTCGTCGTCCTGCCGGCCGGTCGCGACTGCCTCGATACCGACGATCATGCCAACCGCCTCGCCGCGCACGCCGGTGGAACCCGCACCGGCAACCTCAAGGCCGAGGACCGCCGCTGCCGCGCCATTCGCGCCACGAGCGCCGCTGGCGGCCGCCTTGACCGTGAGAGGCCCATTCCCCTGCCCACTGACGCCGGCCACACCAACGGCCTCGCCAGCGAGACTGGGCAGCACCGCAGCGCCGATGCTCGCTGCGACAACGACCCCGCGCGCCTCGCCTTCGAGCGCCGGGAGTATTCCATAACCAATGCCCTCGACCGGGACCGGCCGCGGCGGCAACCAGACGCCCCCGCCATAGACCGGCGGAAGGGCAACCTCGCCCGTGACCTCGCCTGCAAAGGCAGCCGTGTCGGCGGCCTCGATGGCCGCCAGGACCCCGAATGCCGCACCGGCACCGACGACCGACCCAGCAAAGGCGGCCACATCGGCGGCCTCGACCGACGACAGTGTGCCGGCGCCGGTGATCCCACCGGCAACCGCGGCGGAATCGGCAGCCTCGACCGCCGTCAGGATGCCAGCGATGCCGGCGCCAACGAGCGTGCCGATGCCGGCAAAGACATCTGCGGCCTCGGCCGCTGCCAGCGTTGCGATCGAGGATGCCGAGCCAGCGAATGCGGCAACGTCGGCAGCTTCGGTCGCGGCAATCGTTGCGCGCCAGCCGATCACGCCAGCCAGTACGGCGGTGTCCGCTGCCTCGGTGGCCGCCAGCGTCGCGCGCCAGGAAATCTGGCCGATCAGCGCCGCAATATCGGCAACCTCGGCCGCTGCCAGTGTGGCAACGCCGGTGTCCTTTTTGCCGCCGCCGTGGACTTTGACGCCCTGCTGGGTGCGGACGAGGTTTTGGGTCATGCGGAATGCGTGATGGTAGCGGCGGTGATCGACAGATTCTGGCCTGCCGTGATCGAGACCGAGTTCAACTGGATGTCGCCGCTGCCCGCCCCAACGGTCAGCCCGCTGATGACCACGGTGCCGTTTGAATCTTTGATGCGCGCCAGCGCCGCGGTGCCGGTATTGTCGGCCGAGGTGTCGCTGCGCGGCAGGCCCGCCATGGTGATCACGCCGCCCGACTCGGTGAACGATGGATCGGCGAGCGTGACGGTGGCGAGCACCGAGGCATAGGCAGCAGTGCAAATCTCCAGCGTGCCGGGACCGCTGCCGGCATCGACCGCGGTGATGACCGCCGCCATCCTGGTCGACTTCAGAGTCGAGCTGTAGTTAACCGCCACTTGGCATCACCAGACGGAACGAATGCAGCCGCACCGGTTGTCCGCGGTAGATCATCGTTGTTCCAGTCAGCTTGATCGTCGCGTCGGAATTCTCGTCGCCGACGTCGCAGGAGAACAGTTCGCTGCCATCCGTGGCGACGATGCGCGCGGATGACGCGTTGCCCTGCCCGAGCGCGGTGCCCTCGGCGATATTGTCGAGGACGAGCGCGCGGTCGGCGGCGGGTCCTGCCGCGGGATCGGAAAGATTCATCACCACAAGCAGGCGGTCGGCGTCCGACAGTAATTCAATGCTGCCGCCGTCCATCAGGGCAGACAGCGTGTCGAGCGTTGCATTGCCGGCAGCTTCGGAAAGATTGATCACGGCTGCGCACCAGGCGTCGAGACGCCGTCTTCGCGGCTGGTGTCCTCGTCATAGACCAACGCGTATCCGCCACTGTCATCGCGCTCGATCCGGCTGGGACGCTGCGCTGCAGCCGATTGCACGGCCGGCAGGGCAGGAAATGGCGTCGGCGCATACAGCAGGCGAATGGCATCGCTGACTTGCTCGGCAAGTTCAGGCGGGAGCTGCTCGGGCTCGGCAGCCGGCCCCGGCTCGCCGCGCTCGCCCGGCGGCCCGCGCTCGCCATCGCGACCGGGTGTGCCGTCCCGGCCGGGTGTCCCTGGTGACCCATCGCGGCCGTCGCGCGCAGCCGGCCGCGCCTCGAGCGCGACAATGCGGCCGGCCAGGCGTTCCAGCGTTTCGAGGACGCGGTCTATGACCCCAGCCCGGTCTGACATGTCAGTGGCTCAACATCGCATCGATACGCCCGAGACGCGCATTGTGCCGCACCAGCGCGGCGATATCCGCCTGCTGATCCTCTGCAGCGGCGCCAGGTGCCACCGGCGGCAGGGAGGACGGCGCTGCCGGCGGCACCGGCGGCTCGGCCGCAAACGAGAGCGGCACGACCTGTTGCTGGACCCGAGGCTCGTCGCCGGCTTTGGCTGCCGGAAGCTCGAACTCGGCGCGGGCCTCGTTAGGCGAGTAGATGCCGCCGATCGTCCCGCGCGCGAACGCCTCGATCTTGTCCTTGAGATTGCTGCGCAACAGCACCGACGAATCCAGCTCGGAGTATTCGCTCGCCGGCAAGCCGAACAGCTTGTCGAACGCGAGCTCGACGCGGTCGAGCGCAAAGCCCAGGCCCCCGGCGATCCAGAAATTCATCAAGGCCTCGGTCGAGCCCATCGGCTGCTGCTCTGAACCGACGATGGCCAATGGTACCCGAAAGACTTGCGCCACCATGGCGTCGTTGGCCTTCAATATCTCGATCGCCTGAGTGTCTTTGGCCGAGATCGCCATCGGCTGGAACTTGAGCCCGGCCGTCAGAATCGGAACGCCGCCGACATTGAGGCCCTTGGAAACCTCGTTCCAGCGTTCCCGTAATTCATCGACCTTCGGCTTGGAGAGCGCGAGATCGGTCGACAGGACGCCGCTCGGCCGCGATTGATTGGCGAAAAAACTGATCGACTGCTTTAAGATTGCATTGTTCGCCGCAACCGCCAATGCAGCGGCACAAAGCGGCGTTTCGCCATGCAGGACGTCGACCACCGAATTAAGTTTCACGTGCAACACATCGCGCGCCGGAACGAAGCGCAAGATGCTGCGATCGAGGCCAAGCGAATCCACGCGCCCCTCGATGACCGGATTGCCGCCGAGCTCGTAGAAGATTTCGCCGTCGAGGACCTCGGCCCGGCATAACCGCGGGTCCATGCCGTGCAGGCTTGCGATCTCAAACCGATTGTTGCGCAACGCCAGCGCGTAGGCGTTGCCGTCGAGGTAGAGCGCGCGCACGAGGTTCAGCAGGAAGTCACTGCGCGTCTGATAGTCGTTCGGCGCAATCGCAATGCGCGAGAGCGCCGAGGTCCTTACCTGCTCGCGGCCGCCTGTATCCCATTGCGTCTGCCAATGCGCCATCGGGCACATGGCGACCGTCTGGGCATAGGCCGAAACGCAAGCCTCGACCATGGCGCTGATACCCGCGCCGGAGCGCGGGTCCTGATTCATCTGCCAGTGATTCCACGCGCCCCATTCGGGCGGCAGCCATCCCGGCGAGCTCGTCGTCAGGATGCGATAGGGGCCTTCGTGATAGGCCCCTTCCGGCGTCGACTTCAGGCCGAGGCCGAGCAGGCTGCGCAAGCCGCCGAGCAGGGTCATTTCTTGCCGGTTTCCCTGGTCTGATATGTGTGCGGTTCGCCGGGGCCGAGCTCGCGCGTAACCGGCTCCTGCCGATGCGCCTTGTCTTCGGACTTGGCATCGGGCTCCGGTTCGCCGCGCAGTTTGCGCGCCGCCTTCTCGGCCTTGGCCTTGACCTCGGCGTGCTCTTCCTCGGTCATGGGTTTTGCCTCCTTCTCCCCCTCCTTCGGCGGCGGGGCGTTCGGATCGGTCGCCCATTTATCGGCGATCGCCGCGTCGGCGTCGGCCTTCGGCATTGTCAGCCGTTGGCCGGCATAGGGTCCGGCGACGACGTGAACCACCGCCGGCTCGTCAGTCTTTTTCGGCGCGTCGGTCATGTTTTGCCTCCTCCTCTGGCGTGGGTCCGCACCCCACGGTCCGGTTGCGGGATTGGATTCTCAATGGCGCGACTTCTCGCCGGATCGACAAACGTAAAGTCGAGCACGTTCGACGACACCGCGCCGTTGCGCACCGAGCATTGCACCACGACCGGCGCACCCCACAGTGAGGGCTTCACGCCGGTCGACAGCGTACCGTCTCCATTGAGCGTCGTCGGTTCATCATGACCGGCAAAGTGAATCACGGAGCTTTCCATAAACCCCTGGCCGGTGATGAACAGCGTAAAGTCGGGATCGCCGATCGTCGCCTGTGCCGGAAGCAGGCTGGTCACGACCGGCGGCGCCGACGGCGCCTCCGCTACGGCTTCGCGCAATTTGGCCGCCCCGGCGTGGGCGGCCTCGTACACGCGGTCGGCATATTCCGGCACGGTGACATCGAATGGCGGCTCGATGGCCGGAGCATGCGGGTCGATGGCCCAGCCGTCCGCGATCGCCTGGTCGGCGTCCGCGTCCGGCATGTGGACACGCTGGTCGCGGTAGGGCCCGTAGAGGACCTGCATCAACTTGGCCAAATCACCACCCCACTGAGGCGATTGTCTGGACCATGCCGGTGCGCCGCATGACCCAGGTCACGTAAAGCGTCAACCGAATGGCGACGCTGTCGGTCTGAAACAGCGACCGCATCGGCGCCGCGACGACGTTTGGCGAGCCGGTCGTGCCGAGCGCCAACGGCGTCGTGTCTTCCTCGTGCAGCGTTGCCTCGTTCGAGATCGCGAACCGCGGCGAGTCGCCGGTCGCGGTTGCGAACTCGCTGGCATCGATCGCGATGATGCGGGCGGCGGTGACTGTTTGCGAGACGATAAAGGAGACGTTGAATTTCTGCCCCGCTTCCTGAACGGTCGCAAACAGGAAATCGCCGGTCGTCGTTTGCGCAAACCCCAGCGTGATCGCCTGCGCCGGGTTGATCAGCATGATGACATCGGTGCCCCCGCCGGCTGCCACGATGGCGGCCAGCAACTGCTTGATGTCGGCAACCATCTTCTCGGTGCTGGTGCCCGACGCGGTCGCAGTCAATGGCGTGACGCCGTTGAGCAATCCCGCCGGCCGGCTCGAGCTCGATGCGACGGCATCGATCAGGTAGGTGTCGAGACTGACCGACGTGTCGTCCTGCAGCCCCTGGCGAATGATCGCCTCGATCGCCGGGTTCGAGTATTGCGCCATCTCTTCGGTAAAGGTCGAGATCACGGCGAGCTTGTACGGAATCAACGCCACCGAGCTGAACGATGCCTTCTTGACCGGCTTTGGCGAGCCTTCCCCCACCCACGCTCCGGACAGCAGCGACGTCGTCGTGCGCACCGGAATTTTCAACTGGCTGACACCAGCGCCGAACGTGTAGCGGTTGCCGCGATTGGCGAGCGGCATGTAGATCGATTTCGGCAAGATGCGGTCGAGGAAGCCCGCGTTCTGGGTTTGCACCAACTCGGCGGCCCATCCGGCGACGGTCGTTGTCGCCGGGTTGACGGCGGCGCGCAGAACCATATTCATCCGTTCGTCGCGCTCTCCGTATCGCGAACGCAGTACGTGATCGATCGTTTCGCGAGTCGCGTGCGCCGCGAACCAGGTTACGAGCGAACGGAAGACATAGTCGCCATCGATCACCTTCTTTTCCGCGTTGCCGAACGGCCTCCGCTCGCCGCGCTCGCGCTCGGCAGAACTGAGGTCGCCGGGACGGATGATTTCTTGTTGTTGTTTGACGGTCTCGATGGAGATCGGGCCGGCGCCTTGGGTGACGACGTCGCCGTTGCGCCGCCCGCCGGTGATGGCCCGTTCCTGCCGCAAAAGCTTTTGCAGCGTGTCCTCGGCGGTGTCGATTTCGTCAGGTAGCTCCACAGCACGGCGGGCCTCGTCTTCATCCTGCTCTTCCTTGCTGGTGATCTCGTCGAGACGAGTCCGCAAGGCCATGACGTTCTTCTGTGCGACATCGATCCGCGATGCCAGCGTTTGATTGAGTTGCATTGAAATGCCCCTGATGTTTGGGGAGGGTTTCGGCAGGCTTGCCGGGATACTGGTGCGAGCTTCATTTGCAGGCTTGCAGAAGATCGCACCGACGAGATCGGGTTTGAGGTTGAGCGATCGCGCTAACGCGACCGCATTCGGATTGGCGGGCACCGAGACCAGCGACACCTCGAGCAGCTCGGATTTCAAGAACCGGAACGGCCCCCAGAATTCAGAAGCGTCGTCCGTGAGCTTCTCTTTTTTCAGCGGCATGAAGCCGACCGAGGTCGCGCGCAGGATTTTTTGCGCGATCAGCTTGCGCACGGTGTCGACGAGCTCGGAGGTGCCCTCGGCCGCCAGCTTGAGCTTGCCGAGCAGCCGATCGCCCTCAACGCGAACGCTCTCCCATCCGCCGATCACCTGGTCGCGGTCGTGGTTGAATAACGCGATCGGATTTTTCTTGAATGCCGTCAGGCTCCAGTTCTGCTCGATCACGTCGCCCATGCGGTCGACGCTGTTGTCGGACAGGACAAATTCCATCGTGTCGCCGCTCGGCGGCGGCGCGGTACGCGTGCTGTATTGCATGTCAAGCCACCATCGCTGCTACGTCGGGTTCCGCGTTCGGGTTGCGCATCATGACCGTGACCCCATCCATCAATGCCGCCCACGGGTCGATCTTGGCGTCGCCGGCGTTTTGCTTGGTGGCGCGGATCGCGGTCGCGGTCGGCTCCAGCCGGACGTTGCCGACGCACCAATCCATCAGCGACGACTTCGCGTGCCAGAACGTGCCGTTGGCGAGCTTGCGCTCACTGCTCTTGATCGCATTCATCAATTTGTATCCCTGTGGCACCCCGACGATCTGCTCGTCCTTTTCGGTGACGCCGATCTCGGCCAGCGCATCGACGAGCTCGCCGTAAGGCCCCTCGGGATCGAGCGCGACGCAGGCCAGCAAGCCCGCCTCGTTGACCCGGTTGATGATTGCGACCATCTCGACAATGTCGTCGAGCTTGTCATCGACGATGGTCAGCTCTCCTGCCTTGGCAAAATCCTGCAGGCGCGAGGCGATGCTTTTGCGTCGCTCGAGCACGCCGCGGTGGCACCACGCATGCGACCAGGTCAGCCAGTCCTTGGTCGTGCTATCGCGGCCGATCAGGCCGAAGCCGAACAGGTCGTCGAGGCCACCGCCGTCCGCGCAAGCCACGATCACCTCGCACCGCTCAAGCATCGTCTCGATCGTGATCGTTTCGTCTTCCGCATCGGCCCAGAACTCGGCGCCGGGCCAGCCGTCGGTCTTGAGCGCCAGCCCCACCTCCATGTTGAGGTGCTGCGACGCCCAACGGCAGATCTCCTCCGACCCTTTGTAGGTCGCGGTCTCGAAATCGGCGGCCAGCCGCTCGATGGTGATGGACTTGCCAAGATTGGGCGTCACCATCGGCCAGTGCGCCACGTCCTGCCAGGCCGGCGGATGGCCGCGGTCATTCGCGATCGCTGCCGGGAATTCATACAGCACCGGCAGCATCGCGCCGCCGGCCCGGCCGTCGCGGATTGCGCGCGCCATGCTCAGCTCGGCCCGAAACGCACCGACCGGCGGCTCGTCGGATTGGGTCGTAATGAACGCCAGGAAAGCCTCCGGGATCGGCAGCAACCCGCCTCTGATCTGGCCGATAATGCGGCCCGCCTTCGACGTCTTGGCAATCTCGTGCAGCTCATCGATCAAGACCCCGGCCGGCTTGACGCCGGTCAACACCGACGTGTCAAAGGTCTTGACTCGCAACTGCGCCTTGGTGCGCCGGTCGGTGATGCACTTCAGGTGATCCTGCACCAGCATGCGCTTCTGCAAAAACCCGTCGTCGTCGAGTTGGGTCATTCCGGCCGCCTGCATGAATGCCAGATCGGCGACGGCTTGCGTCGGCGCCACGAGCAGGAATTCCGCGCGCGGCCTTTTGTTGAGCAGCAGCGCCGTCACCATCAGCGCGGCGCCGTATGAGGTCTTGCTGCTCTTCTTCGCCGCCAGCAGGAACAGCTCGCGAATCACGCGCTCGCCGGTCAGCGGATCGATGGCGCCGAGCAGCACGCCGACGATCTCGCGAAACCATTCCCCGGCCGCCTCAGCCAGCGCCGGCGTGCCCGGCACATCCGGCAGCCGCAGCTTGTCGAATATCTTGATCGCACGCTTGGTCTCGGCCGGGTTGATGCCGTGCGCGCCTGCGGGAATGAGCGAGCGGCGCGCCCGGATGCGCTCTTCCCAATCGCGGCACGAGAGATCGAGCTTCATGTAATCAGCGGATGCGCCGGGCTGAGATGTAACCCGTAACCGTCACCGTGCCGCCGCCGAAGGTCGCCACCGCCACCAGGTAGACCGGCTTCGCCGTGCTGGTGTTGATGCGGATCAAGCTCGTCGGCGTGGTTTGAGTCTTGCCCGCAGGCATCGAGCTGGCCCAGATTTGCTGTTCGATGCCCTTGCCGGTTGCCACATCGTTATCGGACGGCAACGACGCCGCCGTCTGGCTGAGCGCCGCAATGACGGAATTCGGTCCGGTACCCGTCGGCGTGAAGATGACCACGCCGCCAACATTCCAATCGCCAGGGGACAGCGTGATCTGAGTGACGTTCATCGGTATGGCTGTCGTCAGTGCGACCCCGCCGAAATTACTGGACGAGATCACCTCGCCGATCATGCCCGGCGCAGCGTCGTCGCCGGCAATAGTCCCCTTCAGGATCAGCGTGTTCGGGACGAGGATGAGGCTGTCGGTGCCGAGCTTGGCCAGATTGCCCGCATTCGCGCTGACCGTACTCGGACCAGCCGGCCCCGCGGGACCAGCGGGACCTTGCGGACCTGCCGGCCCTGGCGACCCTGTCTGATCATTCGTCATCGAGCACCCAAAAATACGATCCGCCGTTTGCACGATCGGAACGCTGCTTGATCCAGAACGAAACTTGAGAAACACCGGCGCAGTAATCCACTGCGACGATAGCCTCACGACAGTATTTGGTTTGACGTTCGCTTTGATCTCCTGGCCGTTCATATCGACCAGGTCCCCAAACGTGACGCCGTCGGACGATACCTGAAACGTCAGATGCGCCGGTGTCCACCCCGGCGGCATCGTGATGCGAACCGGCGGCGAGGTGCTGCAATCGACAATGTCAGACAACGATTGTCCCGCCGCAATCTTCGGGCCGCTGATGAATGGAATCGTCATCAATGCACCAGCTCGCTCCACTCGGTGCCCTTGGCACTGGTGACCGCGTCAAGCTCGGCCTGCTGCTTCTTGCCAAGCGGCACCGGCAACGGATGCGGCGCATACTCGGACCAGCCGGCGCGAACCTTGAGCCAGAAGATCGCCGCGGTCACGGACTGCGACCCTTCGCCGGTCGCTTTTCGGAACAGCGACTGCGCGACCGCTGAGTTGGCCTTAATGTGACCTGTGTCCAACTCGTCGCGGAAATATTTGAGCAATGTCGGCTTGCTGATGGCTAACACGCGCGCGATGGATTCCGCAGGCACGCCATAAGCGGCCATCGCATCGACTTGTTGGCGTTGTTCTTTGGTCGGTTCAAAACCTTTTCTCGGCATCTCTGTTTCGGCCCTTCTTGTGTCGGTTATTAGGGGACAATATTCCCCCCTTTCAAAGAGAGGCGACTATAGTCGCCTTAAACGATAGTATTCCCCTCAAACTACTAAAGCAGCGACTATAATCGCCAAAGGCGACAGTATTCCCCTAAAAATAATTTGCGATTTAGTGGGATATCCAATTCGAGAGTAGGAGACCGAGGGAAGGTGTCAAAGGGATTGGCGAGCTTCGTGTAGTCGTAGAATTGAACGGCGGGGAAAGTGTAACCCTGCTTTTTTGCTCGCGCTTCGAGCCTTGCAACGCACCACGATGGAATAGGACAACCCGTTGAGTTGAGGCTCGACGTCTTGTTTCTTGTCGGGGAAATCGAGCAAACGCCCGATTTCAGGCAGATCGAAACCAAGCGACGCCAAGTCGAATGCCGGCAACGCGGCGATCTCCAGTTTCAGAAGTTTGTCATCCCAGCCGGCATTGAGCGGGATGCGATTGTCGGCCAACGAATATGCGCGGCATTGTTCCTCGTTCCAGCCGCGCGCGACAATCACCGGAACTTCGGTGAGTCCCTCAAGATGAGCAGCTTCAACGCGCCCGTGACCGGCGATCAAACGCCCATCCTCGCGAACCAGACACGGCATCGTCCAACCGAAACGTCGAAACGACGCGCGCAGTTGCTCCAGTTGAGCCTTGTTGTGCGTGCGGGCATTGCGCGCATCCGGAATCAACTTGCTGATTGGCCAACGCTCGATCTTGTCCGCCGGCCAATTTTTAATAGCGGCAGCGCTCATCGACGCAAAACCCCTGGTGGAATAAAAAATCTACGCATGAGTCCCGTGCGGTTG